CGCTGCATTAAACCAGCGGCTTTACACACCGCGGGAACCACCAAAGAACCCGCGACCGCACACGCCGCGTGGAAATAGTCGAAACGAACAACTTCTTTCGTAACGACCCCCGCAACAACAGGGACCTCTGGAAGATGTCGGCGAATAACATCCGACAAATAAGAGCCTTCCATAAAAGGGTAATGAGGGCATTTCCACGCGCATCTTAATCACATGAGAGGTAGTCATCTTCTCAACAGGCTTCACCAAATAACATGAAAGCCCGAAACCAACCAAACCTCCCACAAGAGATGACAAAGCCACTGGAATAGCGGCCCATTGATCCTCTATCAAATCATCCCAGGAGGAGACCTTATGAGCATACCGCTCAAAGGCTGTGATCCGCGCGCGCTCACGCGCACGCGCGCCGGCTGAGGCTACAAGCAAGGCATGCTCCTCATCCGGCGAAGGCCCAACACCGCCTGGCACAGACAAAACACTTGGTGCAGAATTGAAATCAACAACATCAAACTGCAAGGGATCATCCAGGGCAGTGCCATCGAGCTTACACTCGAAAGCGGGCTTTTTGCTGACAAAGACAGCGGCCTCTGCAGCGTTCTTAACCCCATCATCAAGGGGACACGCCTGCAGATTGGCCCAGCCTTTACGGCGGATAAGAGCGAAGTTCCTACGTGGGGGCTTCCCGGCCTCCCAGTGAAACGAAACCATAATGGTCTCAGGAGAAACACCCTCCAGGTCGACATACGCCGCACCTGTTTTGAACGCGAAGAAAAGATCTCGCGTCATCGGATGTGTTCGCAACTTATCGCGCGTCAACTGGCGAAACACGGCCCTACACCATGCTAAGTAATCGCCAGCTGGGTAATCCCCCCGGACACGCACTATCAAACATTCATAGAGCGGTCTGTCGGTCGGGAGAGCTTCCTCTTCAACGACCTCGTCGCCGTCCAGAGAATGCCGCACAGCTTTGGCAATCTCCACACGAGCAGGATCCTGAGGTTTGACTTCCGCCGGCCCAACGCCGGCAGGACAGTCTGCCTTCATGTGTCCTTCCTGACCGCAATTAAAACAAGTCGCCGGCTTGGCCGGTTGCGGTGCGACGGGGGGTGTGTCAAGAGCCACTCTTTCAGGCCTCTTGACGATATCAAGCACAACATCAGGTTCACG